TTTCAAGGCTTAAGAGTTCATCCCCGAGGAACTGCAAGCTTGAAGGGGCAAAGATGGTTCTATGCTTGGCTACTGCGTAGTCGTTTGTTTCTCTATGCTCAAGGTATGAATAGACTTTGAAGACGATGTCGCCAAGGGAGGCATAGTTCATATTATCAATATTTATATATATAAGCACTGGTTCAAGCAAAGATTGCAAAGAATTTCAGAGTTCTATTCTTTTTATAGCCTCTACAGCCACGCCCACGATCTGCAAATCTGCAGAAGGTTGAAGTGGTGGGTATTTTGGGTTGTCTGAAGTTAGCACAATGGAACCATTCACTTTCGTAAGCCTTTTTACAATCAACTCTCCGTAATGATTTCTCACCACTACCACCTTCCCACTCGGAATATCTAACCCATCACCCACATAAGTCTTAAACACCACGAAATCACCATCATGTAAAGTAGGCTCCATGCTGTCTCCATGCACTTGAACTGAAAACTTCCCGCCCTTCTGGAATGTTTCTTTGCTAACAAGAACCCAGCCCACCACATCCAGGTCCGCTGGGCTTTCTGGGAACCCTGCCCCCGCACGCCCCACAACTGGAATGCGGACAAGCTTTTCAAGGACTTCTCTCGTTTTTGCTTCTAACTCTTCTAACAATGTCTTCTCTCTTTTCTCCCACATCTCCCCCTGCCCTGTTTTTAGCCATTCATAAGAGATGCCGAAGGTGGAGGAGATGAGTTTTAAAGCTGTGTCAGGGGCATCTCTTTCTCCCGCCTCCCATCTGTTGATTGTCTTCCATGACCGCCCGATCCTTTCTCCCATCTCCACCTGCGTTAATCCCAAAGCCTTTCGGATTAAGCGTATTCTTTCACCTACCGCTTTTTTGTCCATTCCTCTACCTATCCCATTTGGGATAATATCCGCCATCTTCCTCTTGACAAACATCCCAGATGGGATATAATACTTCCTATGGGTTCTAACCTCATAAGGGATATTGTAAAAGAGGCAGGAAGGAGGCAGGGAATAAGTCTTAGCAAGTTGGCGAACATTCTCAATGTTAATCATGTCTATTTGTTTAGCGTGCTCAGTGGCAAAAAAATCTCTCGTCCTCTCATCTGCAAAATTGCAGAGTTTTTGCATGTTCCTGACCTCCCGTCTCAGTATGAGATTTATTTAGCATCAAGGCGTGTAGAAAGCAAGGGAGCCAAGCCTACGCCCAGCAAAAAAGGTAGCAAAAAACCAAATCCTATAAAGGAGGTATAAAGCCATGAGGCACTCAAGCTTTAACTGGGTCTTCCGGGAATTCCTCCGGAAGAAAAGCCCCTATCCTCTGGCAAGCAGGCTCCAGAGGAGCGAAAAGCTTATTTATGCGTGGTCTATGGATGAGGACAATCCCTTCCATAGGCGAGACCCACTCAGCTATGCGATGGACACGCTACTTATTATCCATGAACACATGCCCGAGCTTGCTTTCAAAGCTCTACAGGAAATAGCACACAGGCTCGGCTATAGGCTTGAACCATACCCCGCAGAAAGGGAAGTGCCCTTTAAAGAAATCCTCAAAGAACTAAACGACGCCGAGGAAGCCCTTGTGGATGAGAACAACAGCTTGGAGGAAGACCTCAAGGAAGTGGAAGAAGCTATCTACACACTCCTACTCAAAAAATCAGAACTCAAAAAGAAGCTTATAGAAAAAGCCGAGAGGGAAGGGAAAAGACCCTCTCGGGGGAGGTAGAGCAAATGACACACGCAGATATGAATAATATAACACTGAAGATAAGGCAGTTCAACAGATTTTTTGTTCTTGATCTCCAATTCTACGAATGGCGCTGGGTGAAGGCATGGGAAATAATCTCTGTCAAGCATGCTTCTGGAGAAAAGGTTTATGAGGTAAAGAAATACGAAAGGGACGGAGACAGAATTTTGGCGGTGGTTATTCCATTGTGGGAGGTGTAGAGATGAGGCTACCAGAGAGGGAAGGAGATTGGCAAATAATCATCGGAACGCTGATGCCTGCCTGCTCCATTGTGCTCGTTCTGTTAGCCGAATCAAAAAACAGGCAGGCGGAGACAATACTTAAGGAAGCAAAACAAACCGTAAAGGAGGTGTGCAAATGAAAGCCATTGCAAAGCAAGACCAACAACACCTTGTAGAGATGCTAAGGGTTCTGTTCCCCCAGCTGCAGGGGGTCAGCGATTTAGAAATAGCTAAAGCTGTTGCCTTAACCAAAAGGCTGGGCTTGGACCCATTCAAAAGGGAGGTGCACTTTATCCCATTCAAGGGGACCGTGCAGGTGGTAGTGTCTTACTTGGAGTATATCAAAAGGGCAGAGAGAAGCGGAAAGCTGGATGGGTGGGAGGCGAGATTGGGTAAAGATGAGTTTGGGGAGTTTGCGGAGGTTGAAATTTTCAGAAAAGACTGGGAATATTCCTTCACCTGGCGAGCGTATTTGAACGAAGTCAAAAAAGACACTCCGAACTGGAAAGCAATGCCCTTATTCATGCTAAGAAAAACCGCTATAGCCCAAGCTTTTAGATTGGCATTCCCGGAGGAAACTCAGGAGTTGCCACTGGAAGAAGGAGAGATAGTGGAATATGAGACTGTGGAAGAGGTTAAAACAATTTCGGAGGCACAAGCAAAAAGGCTTTGGGTTATTGCTAAGGCGGCTGGAGAGGAAGCGGGGATAGGAAAGGCGGAAGTGGAGAAAGTGGTAAGGGAAGTTTTAAGTGAATACGGACTTGAAAGCACAAGGGAGATACACACAAAACTGTATGATGAAGTGATAGAAAAAATTAAAGCTCGCATATTGGAGTTGGCAAAGATAGAAGAACAAAAGGAGAGCTAAAAAATGCTCCCCCCCATGTTCCCCTCACCACACCTCCCTCCTCCCCCTTCCTTGCGGGGTACCACACCCCGCCTTTTTACAAAACTCCCTCCCTATCAGTTGCCTTTTGGGAAGGTGCAACGCCTTCCCGCTTTTTTTATCAAAGCAAAACAAAAAACCAAAAGGAGGTGTAAAGCATGAAAAGCAAAGGTGTTTTTGAGATCCCACTTTCACAAGTTGAGGTTATTCAGGGGCTGTTGCCCAGAATTTACAACCACACCATAGAGGAGAAGGTAGAAGAGTATAAGGAAGCAATGGCGGAAGGGCAAGAGTTCCCACCCATCACGGTATGGGACAGAGGCGGGCACTATTGGCTTATTGATGGAATGCATAGGCTTTTGGCAAGCAAGAGGCTTGGGAAGGACACCATCAAGGCGGAAGTAGTAGAGTTGGCGGATGAATTGGAAGCTCGCATATTAGCCATTGAAAAGAACGCAAGCCACGGGATCCCTCTGGACAAAGAAGAGAAAAGAGAACTGGCAAGGCTACTGTATGCGGACGGTGTGGAAATAGAGAAATTGAGAAAGCTGTTTAGGGTTTCCGAGAGAACGATTTATAACTGGGTGGAGGGTGTAAAGAGAAGGGCAAAGGAGGAGGAACTGAAAAGGCAAGCGTTGGAACTAAAGAAACAAGGCTTATCTACAAGGGAAATAGCGTCAAAGCTTGGAGTGGATCATTCTACCATAGTTAAGTGGTATGGAGGAAGTGGTGAAAACCTGCAAAAATTGCAGATTGTCACCACCCCCCTCATAAACCCCGACGGCACCCCCACCGAAGAGGGCTACAAAGCCCTGTCGGAGTTTATAGAGGAGAACGAGGAAGAACTGAGGGGGAAACCTTTTAACGAGGCAGTGAAAGACCAGACTCTGCGGGATGTTCTCAAGTTTTTACACGAGGCGATCAAAAGGGATTTAAAGCGGTTCATAGACGCCCCCACATACGAAAAAGTCAAAAACTACCTCATCACCATCTATCCATACAAAGAACTCTCCCTCCGGGCACGGAAGGTATTCTTTGACAAGGCTTTGCCCCTTTGGGAAAAGATGAAAAAGGAGCACGAGGAAAGGAAGCGACTTGAAGAGATTGTTATTGAAAAAGCTAAAGAAATCCTTTTAGACCCTGAGTATCAATTTTCCACATGGAAGAACCTCAGATTTGAACTATCAAGGAGAGGAATACACGGAAAAGAGGAGTTGATAGATGAAATTCTGCACCAACACGCAGATGAATTGCTCGCAGTGTATAAGCAAATCCCAGAGGCTGACGATGATAGCCTTACGGAGGAAGAACTCAGGGAGGTAGCAGAGCAAGTAAAAGATGAAGATAAATGGGCAAGGGAGTATAAGGCAAGGGAGGAGACAAGGCAAAGACTGAAGGCAAAAAGACTAAGACCTGTAGATTCAGTGGTAGAGAAGTTTGTAAAGAGGGTTGAAGAACTACTCAAGGAAGAAACAACGCAAATAGACTGGGCAAAGATAGAGCAGATAGCTAAAGAGATTGAAGAAGACACACCCGAAGAAGTCTGGGAGGAGATAAGAAAGGAATATGAAAAGCAGACACAAGAGCAGAAAAAAGCAAAAGAGAAAGAAAAAGAAAAGAAAGGAACAACCCCCCCACCAAGCATAGAGGAGTATTACAGGAAGCAGTTGGAGCTTCTCCTTCTGGACATGGGAATAAAAATCGGGTGGGTGAAGGCATTTGAGATAGTAGATGAGATTTACGAGAAAGTGAAGGAGTTCTCAAAGAAAGCCGTCAGGGGGTGGTGATTATCACAAGGAGGGCGGATATGGACGAAAGGAAGACGGAAGCACTACGATTACATGCCCTTGGCATCCCTATACGGCGTATTGCTAAAGTTCTCCGCATCCCTCGTAGCACAGTCGCAAGATGGGTGAAAGAGCTGATTGAGGTAATGGGAGAGAAAAAGGAAGAAAAACATCTCCAAGATGAGTTATGGGATAGGGTTATAGAACTTCTCACATTCAGCAAGGAAGAGAAAGGAAGGACAAGGGCTTTATCTATAGCACAGATCTACAGGCTTTTTGAGGTGGAGTTGCAAACGAAAGGAATAAAAAGCGAAAGGACTTTTAGGAGAGTGTTGGAGGAAGTTATAAAACAGAGGTTTGGCAGTTGGGAGAAGCTGGAACTTGAGAGAAGAGACAAAAAAGAATACGCAGAATACAGAAAGCCTAAAGGCAAACAAAGAAGAGAGAAAGGAGAGTGGGAGATTGACGCTACTGAATACACTTTCAAAGGCGAAAGATATTTCATATTAGCCGTGCGGGAGAGGTGGTCGGGAGCCTTCCTCTCCTGCATGGTTGCAAAAGTCAGAGAAGACACCCAAGCCCAGCACTATAACAAAGCATTTAACAGTTTGGATGTAGCCCGTTTTCTTATATCCTTATTTAAAGAATACGGACTGCCCGAGCGTATAATCACCGACAACGAGGCAGTCCTGAAGGCAGAACTCATCACACGAGGGCTTGAATATCTCAACACCCCAATTACACGCACGAAGCCCTACGCACCAAATCAGAAGCTTATTGAGAGAAGCTTTAGAGACCTCAAAGGCCACCTGAGATATTTCGCAAACACCCATCCATCGTTTGAAGAAGCCTTGAGGTCTGCTGTGGAGATGTATAACAAAACAGAACACAGATTTGAACACTTTAACGAGCCTGTGGTTCCTGAACATTTACACGCCACGATTGAATATAGACAGGTAGAAGAAGACGAGATTAGAAAAGCCTTTAGGGAGAAGTTTATTAGAACAGTCCGCAATCACACAATCACAATAGACAATTTGAAGTATGAGTTCATATACGACTTTGAGGGAAGGGCTGGGGAGATTGGAAGGAACAGAAAAGCCCCAGCGGTGGTGTGTTATAGGGACATAGAAAACGCCACCGTTTTGGAAGTGTGGGATGAAAAAGAAACCCGCCCACTCGGAATAGCCAGACTAATATCCACTGATGCCCCCAGCCTTGACCCAACGGAGATTAGAGAAATCAAAAACAAGGAAAAGAGGATAGAGAGAAGAAAGAAGAAGCTAAAAGAAGAACTCATTGAGATAGAACAGCAAGAGATAAAACAACCACAACAACAAAAAGAGACTGCAACCTTTTTAGAGCTTTTAAGCGCCGAGCAAAGCTTACAACCAGCTTCTCAACCCGACGAAGAGGAGCTGGATCCAATAAAACTCTTTTTAGGAGGTGAAGAGTCATGACGCACGCAGAGAGCGTTTTGATTGCAACCTTGCAGGCACTAAGGCGCCTTAGAATGGAGCAAGCTATGCCCCTGCACGGCATTGTGTGGGGTAAGTGGGGGACAGGTAAGACCGTCTCCGCACAAAAGATTGCAAAGCGTGAGCCCGACGTCTTCTATGTGAAAGCTCCCGACGGCGAAATAACAAGGGGGCGGTTGTATAGGCTGATTGGGTTCAGCTTAGGGTGTGGGGCAAGGTCTACATATGAAAGCACTTTAGACCTCATCAAACACCACCTGCTATACTACAATCTTAGACCAATCTTAATCTTTGATGAAGCCCAGAGACTACTCAGAAAACAGCACATTCTAAATGAATTGAAAGACCTCTCCGAGGATGAGGAGCTCGGCTTTTCTTACCTCTTCCTCGGAGACCAAACTACACCCCGATTGTTGTCGGCATACGACCATAGCTTGTTCAAAAGATTTGCCATAAAGAAGGAGCTTCAGCCACTAACGCAAGAAACAATCACCTTCCTCATTAAAGAATACCGCATACAAGCAGACCCAGCCCCAATTCTCCAGTATGCAAGAGAGAGAGGCTGGACCACATTGGACACAGCAATTTGCTTGCAAGCCCTAAAGAACCAAAAAGTAGAGCCATCCATAGAGACACTGGAAAAGATAGCAAAAGCTTTAGGGAGGTAAACCATTATGACAGATGGGAAAATCTGGGAAATCATGTTAAGACTAAGAGTTTTCACTCCTTGGATGGTGCTAAAAGAACTAAGCCCGCCGGATTTCCTCAGGCAATATGTAAAAGAGAGAATAAGGAGTTTGATAGCATCGCAGGTAAAGGCGGACATCCTCCAAGTTTTAAATGAGGACCCGCCCGTGTTTGGGTTCCCGGGGGAGTCTGTAGAAAAGGTAAAAAGAGAGTGTAAGATCTGTAGAAAGAAATTCATTCCAAGACAAGACAGCGACCAGCACTGCAGTAATGAGTGCGAAAAAGAATACAGGAAGAGGTTTTTGGAAAGGATGCGGAGAGAAAAGGGGATGGAAGAGCGTCGTAGGTATGAGCCATGGGAGGAAGAGCTTATCTGGGAGGCATTGAGTAAGCACGGATGCAAGTCTGCAATTTTGCAGGAACTTGCGAAAAGGTTAAACCGCCACCCCGAGGCAATCAAAAGCAAGTTTAAGAAGATGAGAACAAAATCAAGGAGGCAAAGACATGCTTGACTACGATAAAGACTTTTATGTGAAACAGGACTTGTCTATGCTTTTCAAAGAAATGCTGCGCTTAGTAAGAAAAAAGCAGATAGAAAAGACTTTCCCAGTGCGAGACGCTATTGAAGAGAAACTAATAGCTGGCGTGGCCGAAGAAGAAAGCAGAGAATTCACTAATCTTTTGTATCGCTTTTGCCATAAATATAGCCTACTGACTAAAAAAGAAAAGGAGGAGCATCATGACGGAGAGGCAAATCCTTAAGAAGATAGACGAAGCCTTAGAGTTGCTTATGCAGAAGAATATCAGAGAGGCACTAAAAGTGCTAATGGAATTGAAAACAAGGTTAGAGATGGAAATGAAGAAAGAGGAAGAGGAAAAAGAAGATGGGAAGAAACTGCAACACTTAATGGGATGGTATCTACGCTTGTGGGAAGGCAGACCGCCTGAAGCCCTAAGGTTCGTGGATTACAAGCATATCATAGGGAAGCATCTCAAGGAACTGGCGGAGATATACGAACGGAACGGAGAGGATATTGAGAGTTTGAAAAAAGACTATGAAACGTTTAAGAACTCCCGCAGGGATTGGAATGGCGTCCTTCAGTTTAGACAGCAACTTCCAAATATCAAAAATGCAAAAGGCAAAGAGTGGAGTAGCTACGAGAACTTGAGAGGGAAAGACTACTACCTCAAAGGCTGGGACGAGGAAGAGAAACCTTTTAGTTCCGAAGATGACAACTTCTCTTGGTAGGAGGGAAGGGCTATGACGAAGGATTTATACATAAAGCTTATAAACAGACCAGAACCAATCAGAAATCTTCTCTGCAAAATTGCAGAGGAGGAGTTGGTGGAAGGGCGAACGGAGCTCGTGGATGTGAAGACTTTAGACTACGCAAAAAGAATATACAAACTCACGGTGATCAACGAGGAACTGGGCACGGTCTGGGCGACAATCCAACTCCTTCCGCAGGAAGTGTTCGGTAACGAAGGCTATTTATGGAAGCTTTTAGACCTTGAATGGGAGGGCGGAAGATGAGGAAGGTGTATAAAAGCATAGAAGAAGTTAGAACCGTATTCCCGGATGCCAAGATCCACGAATACGAAAGCTTTTTCATGATAGAGGACGAAAAAACGGTTAGCATCCTGCCCAAAGCCCTTAGTAAAGAAAGGATATACACCACATTGCTTTCAAACGGATTTCCTGAAAAGTATTTGAAGGTAATCTTCAATGGGCTGGAAGAAACAGAGGCTATTAAGAAGGTGAGAGAAATGAGGAAGAGGGGGGCTATCTTGGACGGTCCCCCGGGCGTGGGGAAAAGTATAGCAAGCACATGGAAGATTGCAAAGTTGCTCCAATCACGCCAAATTGCAAACCCTCTCTATCTCTCGTGCGTAGCCTTCCCAGACCTGAAAACGCTTTACAACTCATACAAAGAATACGACGCCTACCTGATAGATGACCTCATCGCTACTCTCCCACAGCACAGACTTGAACTAATCATTGAAATCCTCTACTTTGCAGAATTGCAAGAAAAATACATTTTTATCACTTCCAACAGTTTTACAGAAGTGGCTAAGTCCTTTCCTGAAGCAATACTAAGCAGATTAGTAAGCTACTGTGAGCGCCATAAGATAAAAGAAAACAAAGACCTCAGACTTCAATAGCCTCTTCTATAACGTTCGTTCGTAATTCTCTCAAGCACCCTTCTGATTTCCCTTTCAAGGTCGCTCGCTATGGACTGGGCGACCTTGCTCCCCTCCGTTCCATGCACTTGAATGGGACCTATATTGACTGTGATTGTGGTGGATCCTGCCAATGCCGGTCTTAGTCCTATGGGAGCAAACTGGGATACTCTGATGGCAATATCCTTCATGCGAGTAAAGAGAGGGTCAGGACTAAGACCTGATGCTATTGTCTCAATAAGCTTGATCCTGTGAATATCTCTCAACGGTCCCTCTTTGGCTGGGCTGAAAGGAAGAAGGTTTCTTATCTTCTGAACAATATTTTTCATAGCCTCAATGGGCTTCATAGCAAGAGATTCTATACCTTTCCACAGACTTTCCACAATCTTTTTGCCAGCGGTAAAGAGGTCTATACCAAACACATATTTAACAAGCTTGTTTAGTGCATTAAAGAGAGCGAAAAGCGGATTGATGTTTATAAGGACAACAAGGACTTTTTGCCAAGATGATTTAAGAAAGTCCCAAGCTTTAGCAAGCCATCTACTGACCGTATTCCAATGCCTCCAAAGAAGATAACCAGCACCGATTAGAACGCCTACAGCGAGGGCAATCCAGCCGATCGGAGAGGCGAGTAGGGCTATGCTAAATGCCCTCAACGCCATAATAAGCTTTCCGACAGCTGACACAGACATTAACCACTTAACAGGGGCAAACGCCAAGCCAAACAGTTTCATAAAAGAAGCAACAGCTAAGCTGACTGTGCCCATGATTGCAAGAAAGCTAACAAACCCACCAACCGTAAGCGTGAGAACTCTTGCTACTGCTTTGTTCTCTTGTATGAAATCTGCAAACTTTCCTAAAAGGTCGTTTAGAGGGTTTAGTATAGCTATCAAGGTAGGAGCAACAAGAGAACCAATTACGGACAGCAGGTTTATAAGCGTCCCTTCTACCGCCTCAAGCACGTTTGCATATGTGTTCATCAAACGATTTAACCTTTGTTGAAGGCTTGCTTGGTTATCAAGCTCTTTTGCCATCTTCTCAAGTCCTGAAAAGCCTCCCGCTTCAATCTGCTTCCTCAGTTGTTCGTATTGTTCCTGAAATTCCGCAATTTTCTTTGGGTCGTGGGTTGCTTCAATGCTTTTTCTGATTTCCTCAAGATACATAAGGGCTTCATCCTTCGTTGCAGCAAGTAAGGGGGCAATGGCACGCATACCTTCAAGATCAAAAAGCTCTCTTATTGCTTGCATTCTCTTTAACGGGTCCTGAATTGCAGAGAGTTCTTTTCTGACTGCCATCAGAAATTCCTCAAGCTTAAATGCACCTTTTTCGTCGTAGAAGTCTGCAAGCTTGATTTCAAACTCAAAGCCTTTTGCTTTAAGCTTCTTTATGCGTTCTTCCAGTTCAGGAATTCTCGCAAGGATGGAACGAATGCTTGTGCCCGCCGTCTCACCTGCTATACCGAACTGCTTCAGAGTTCCCAACCACGCAAACATAAACCTTGAAGCCCTGAGCCCTGTGAATCCAAGCTGATTAAGCTCCGATGCAAAATACTTCGTCGCATAACCAATCTGGGTTAGCGTTAAACCACTTGCGAATTTTAGCCTTTGAATTTGATCTGCAAATGCTTCAAAATCCTCTCCCGCCACTTTGAATGCGTTAGAGAAGCTTTGCACAATTTCTGCAACCTCCTTCGGACTTGCCTCCTCCCTGAAGAGCACCCAAAGGTAAGATGCAGCTTTTAATCCACCACCAACAATCTTGTCTATCTCCATACCTGCGGACTTTAGGGCAGTAACCACACGATAGAAGTCCGCTGTCGTTCCCGGAAGTTTTGTTCCGAGTTCTTCCACTTGCTTGTTTAATTCCTTGACTTTCTCAACAGGCAAGCCCTCTTTGGTCATGAGGGCTACTTCCATTTCCGCTTGTGCAAGTTCCAAGCTTTTATAGGCGTCTAAGGTTTTATAGAGAGTAGCCAAAGGTAAGGCTGTGGCTTGTGCGACTTTCAAAGTGAAATCTTCTAATTTTTCTGAAGCACTCCAGATTACCCTCGGGTCAAAGGCTTGCCTTAGGGTTTCTCCAAAACTCTTTAGCTTACTTTGCGTTTGATTTAGTTCATTGTTAAAGTTTGAAACTCCATCCCTGAGGGATGTAAGCTGGCGGGAGAAGTTGTCTATTAGTTGAATAACTACCGCAACAGAGAAGTCCATGCCTATTCATCTTCTAAAAGTGCAGCCTGCTGTTCGTAGTATCCAGAAAGCTTTTTAGCCCAAAACTTCAACTCCGTATAAGCCATATTAGCCAAGTCGGAATAGGAAAAACCGTGCTCAACCATAGCTAAGATTGTGTCTGAACCGACAAAGGGGCGTATATCTCCGTAAATTCTTTCATAAGGGTCATCACATCAGCAAGGGAGAGTTCTTCAAGGTCATCCTCTTTAATGGGTTTCCCGTCAATTTCCGTAAGCCTTACTATCAAAAGCTTAATAATATCGTTTTGCCCAGTTGAGTTTGATAAAGCCCAGAACAAATCTTTACCTTTGCCTTCTTTAATCTTTGCAATCCTTCCACTGGGAAGCGTGAGTTCTTTTAGGAATTCCTTAGCCATCTTTAACCTCCGATGTTAGTCTTGTAGGCTTGGAGAATATCTTGCCCTTCTACCTTGTAGATATTGTTCATCACATCCACTTCTACAACATCCCTGCTATCAACCTCAAGCTTGTAATACAGGACGGAGATGGTGGCTTCCGCTTCTGCGGCTTCTCTGGCTTTGAACTTTCCACTGTCAAACTCTTTGAAAAAGCCTCGCAACTCCGCCTTAACGGGAACCTCCCGGGCTACTCCTCTCTGGTCCCAGTCCTGTTTTGATGCCCTGACGATGATAGTTCTCAGAACGAATGGATTTGAGGCGAGGGCGATAAAATCACCGTAGATGCTGTTGAACTTGATCCTTGCTTCAAGCTTATCAAGTCCAGCAGGGAGTTCCATCTCTCCGTATAGCCCGAGTGCCTTTGCGTCTGCAAACTTGAACCTGACTTTTGGGAGGTCTACCTCTTCAGCCTTAGCTATAAAGTCCGTGCCGTCTATATACACCCTTGCGTTAAAAACTTTGCCGATTTCAATAGGCATGGCTTAACCTCCTGTTAGTTTTTTGAGAAGTTCAATGTTTATCACCTGTTCAAAGGTTATGCGTTCCGCTGGAGTTGGGGGCATTATCTCGTATGTAAAGGTAAGATGTCCGTTTGCGAGGTTGACCTCAGGGTTTTTGTCTTTTAGGAAGTAGCATTTACCGTCTACGAGGGCACCTCTTCCGATAAGGGTTCGGATAAAAGCGTTTACCATGCTTAAAACTCCGTCTATAGCAACGGTTATGGGCTTGTCTAAAAACTGCAAAGTTGCATACTCTATGCTTTCTGCAATGATGTCTGCGGTTCTGCGAACAGAGATAAAGTTCTTTGGGTCTGATTTGGATGGCCACGCAGCGGAGCGGTTGCCCCAAACTCTATAGCCTGTTCCAAAACTGTTAAAGACTGTAACTATGCCGTTTTCGTTTAGAAGGTTAGCCTCGGTGTTTGGGTCGTTGATGGCACAGGTGATGGGGCGTTCTACTCCGATGATGCCAAGTATCTCGTGGTTGGATGGAGAATACCAGTATCCCTCTTCGTGATCCGCCTTAGCTATAACTCCCGCAAGCCTTTGGCTGAAAGGCTCAAGGCGTTCAGAGTTCGTGGCAGGGTCGTAGACTTTGAGGTGAGGATAACAAATAACCGCCCTGTAAGCGGAAGTGTTCAGTTGACCACCCGCCCCTCTTGCGTTGATAACCTGCTGAGGAGTCAAACCAGCCGGGGCATCAATCAAAGCCAATGCTCTGTGGGTCTCACAAAGGGCTACCATTTCGGTCATAACACCCGGAGACTCGCAATAAACCGGGCAAAGGATTAGCTTTGCAGTGAAGCCAAAGCGACTATATAGCTCGTCAATTATCTTTAGCCCTGTTCTTTTTCCTGTTGTAGCATCATATGTGCCGATGATGTCGGCGGGAGTGACGGTTGAGGGATCGGGTTGATTATCCGAGTTTTTATGCCTCCGTGGGTCAAAGACATTAACAACGATAACAGTTGAACCTCCGTGATCAAAGATAGCATCAAGGGCGTAAGGGATTGTGTAGCCCGGCGCGGCATCGCCGAAGTAGGTTATGCCATCCTCCCTTCTTAGGACTAAAACAGGGTTGTTAATCGTCTGGGCATACCAGTCGTTTTCAGAAATGCCTGTGGGCTTAGTTAGATGCACGGGTGCAGTTCCGACTAAAAAGATGACCGCAGATTTTACTTCCCTGACTGGAACCGGTCCCTTCACTATTTCTATGGTTTCAACACCGTGCAAGTAATTAGCTGGCATCGCTTACCTCCTTCTTGGTTTTTTGTTTAGCTGGTAAAGGCTCAAGGTAGCCAAGTCCCTCATAAGTCTTGACTACCTCGGCATCAGGAAGTTCAACTTCCTTACCCGGGAAAAGCCGATATTCATCCTGCCCAACCACAACAATTGTTGGGTAAGTTAGCTTTACCTTATACCTCATTTGGATACCTCCGAAACAAACTCTTCACCCTCGTATACAGTTATGCGGGTGGTTAGTGGTTCTTCTTCCTGAGGGACAACAAACCTGCCGTTGCCCTTAAAGCTTAGAAGAAATGCAAACTCTCCGCTTTCGTGGTAGTAAAGTTCAAGCCCCTGAGGGGTAAGGTTAAACTGGGTCTTAAGGCTTAGGGCGGTTAAAATTCTTTCCAAAAGCTCGTAAGCTCCTTGCCCTTTTTCTCTTAAGCTTCTGTAGAAAAGAAACACAGAAACATCAAAGTCCACCGAGAAGGCAAAACTCGCTATCCTTTCAAACTTCGCCTTCTCTATGATATACCAAAGGCATGGTGTTATCTTAGGCTTTGTGAAAAGTTCCGTGGGTTTATCCACTTTAGAGAGAATTGGTAGCCCGAGTGATTGCAAAGCGTTTCCAATTTGTGCATCAAGTTCGGTCAGCATCCTATAACACCTCCTTCAGGCTTCTTTCAAAGATTTTTTTGAAGTGGTTCTCCTCCAGAAACTTTTCCAAAACGGGATGCATATAAGGGCGTGGAGGGATGCCACGTCTGGTGCCTGTTTCGTGATAAACCGCATAAGGAACGGGAGTTCCGATTACTGCCTTCCAGTCTTGGACTTTATAAGTAAAACTCTGTGCAAGGGCGGTTGTCCGATGCAGCTTCTTCTCAGAAAAACCTTTTTTGACCTTATAGGCAAGATAACGAGGGTTTAAGTCTTTCCAATCTACGCCGTGAGACCTACCTTCCGTTTTAAAAATCGTTGAAAGGTCTGTCTGAATTTTTTCAGCCGCCCTCGTGAGGGCAAGCTCGCTGGCTTGTGCAAGCTTCTTCGGGAACTCGTCAAAAAATCTTCTCAGTTCCTCTATATCCATACCATTGCTCCTCTTTTTGGAGATAGTTTTAGCAAGCGTTCCGCCTCAGCTATCAGACTTTTAACATTCATAGTCTGATAATCCTCTGCCCGTCTCCAGTAAAGATTCACACTTGATGCAAGCTCGCTCGCCGCAAGTAAAATCAAAGCCTTCCTTGCTTCTGGAGTGTTAGGCAAGCTATCCACATTTAGCAATCTCTTAGCCCTGTTTATCGCCAGCTCAATGCAATTTTGCAGAATTTCATCAGGTAACGTGCTATCGTTCAGAAACTCCTTAACCTCGTTTGGAGTTATCATTGCTCAGCCTTCCCTTTTTTAGGTTTTTCTTCCACCTTCTCGGAGTAGCCTGCCTCAATCAGAATCCTTGCTTTGTCCTCATCCACATCTTGAACTCCAGCCTCAAAGACAAACTCCTCACCGTTTACCCAGATCTTCACCTTCTCCTTAACAAGCACCCTCATCGCAAACCTCCTTAGTTGCTTTCAATCCGCACGATAGCGGGCTCGTAAAGCCTCTTCACAGCGTAGAACGCCCTCCAGCCCACCGTCTTGACCCTTCCGAGTTTGTCCAGGTTTGTATACGTGGTTTGCAGGGTGTTCCCGTCTATATCCACCACTCCGTAAGCGTTATCACCAAGCACGAGGGTTAGGTAGGCGTCTTTGTTGGTAGAGTTCCTGAGAATAGGGATGGCGGTCGTGGAAACAAACTTCACTCCGAAAAATTCCCCAATGTAGCCGGTTGCGATCGGCTCCTTTCTGGTTATCGAAAGCGTGATTAGTTCATTGTCAGTGAAAAGGTCAAGTAATTTGTCCGGGTGTAGTATGCAGACATAGGAGCCGTCGGGGAACTTGGGGATGTTTGCCCTCTCAAGCTGAATGACAGCTTTTCTTATCTCAGCTTTAGTAAGCTTCTTTGTGCCATCCAGGGCATCCCTTGACCCAGCATCTTCAGCGTAGATAACATTCGTGCCAGATGTTAGCTCGTTCATGGCGATTCTATCAAGAGTCTGCTGGGCGTTATAGGCAAGCAGGTCTACTGCCCTGTCCAGTAGAGGAACAAAGCTTGTGATGTCGGTGAAGTCGTCAAGGTCAATGTAGTTTGCGTATTCCTCCACGGTGGCGGAGACCTGCCTTGTAGCTAAGCTTGCTCCGCTGGTGGGGGTGGGCTGGAAGGTGATGGGAGTCGTATTCACGGGGAGAGGTTCAAAAGCGGTAAAGACTGCAGTCCTTCCTGAATTGCGAGGAAGGCTAAACCTTTGCCCGTACTGGTTCGCCACGAGGTTCTCCTTCACATAAGCAAGAAGCTTTCTTTCATAATACTGAGGAAACAGTTCTGGCAAATCGGTTCCAGTTATAGCCATGATTTACACCTCCTTAGTTAATTTCTCAGCAAGTTTTTTAAGCTCCGCATAACTCATTTCTTCAATAGACTTCTCAAACTCAAGCTGGGCTCTTTGGCTGGATGGCTTATAGACCTCTCTGGCTTTCTCGGTGTATTCATCAACAAGTTCCTTTAGCGTCTCCACATCCGCCTTCTCAATAAGTTTCAAAAGCGGGCTTTTTTCTCCGTCAGCGAGCTTGACAAGCCTGACCGCTTCTCGCCTCAGATGCTCAATATACTTTTGCCCTATCTCTGCAATCTCCTTCAGTGCTAAGTTCTCCTTCTCAAGGGCTGAAAGCTTGGTTTGCAAAGCCTCAACAGCCGAGACAAGCTCCTCTTTTGTCATTGCTTCAAAGTGCTCAAGCATGTTTTGCACCTCCTTTATTGCAATAGTTTTCATACAAAGTTTTGGCTCGGGTGTAGATGCGATGATGTCCGTGCAAGGACGCAAGACTCATCGCTGCCTTAAGCCTATCACAGGAGATTTCTCCCTCCCAAGTGCGGTAAGGATAGCGTCGGTTTTCCGGGTCAAGAAAGTAATCCTTTGGAGCTTTTTCTCTTAGCTCCGGGTCATCCCACCAGTTGGAAACACCGAGGGCTTCCTTCTGACATCCGCAATCACGAGAGTTTAGCACTCTTGCGTTTTTGTCTGCACCTTCGAACACAAAACTTATCTCTTTGAACTCAAGATCTTGAACGACGTATCTGTCTTCAAGCTTTTCAGTCTTGACGATAAGTCCCGCAGACACGCTTTTTATCGGACTTGGGGACATCTGAAGAAGGGCAATAAGTCTTTCGTTTCCTTGCTTTGTAATGCGTAGCCGTGCATAAACTTTTCCGTCCTCATACCACGCTTTCACTACAACTCCGACCATATTTTCAACTTCCCATTTATGATCCAAAAGAACAGGTTTTCCTACAAAGGTGTGAGCTTTTGCTTCAAGTACCTCTTTAGGGAAACAAAGCTTGCCGTAAGAACGATCAATACAGCTTGAAGACAAAGCTACTACATTAAACTCTACGCAGCAATCCTCTTCTGTAAAACCCGCAAGGTTCAGTCTCTCGTCAAACACAAGCATTGCGTTATAAGATGTCATAAGAAAAAAGGAAGTTCAAGCAAAGATTTCACAAAGATTTATTTCTTAGTGCGTCGGGAGAGAGGAACAATTTCAAACACGGTTTGATTGAGTTTTAAAAACTCCTGCAATGCGTCTTCTGGAATTCGTAAAGCTTTCTTTTCTCCGACTTGGATTGCACGGAGATAGCCGAACTCAATGTAAGAGTAGACTGTGCGTTTGCTAAGGCGTAAAATCTGTGCTACTTCATCAACAGTATAAAGCTTCATGCCATATCATTATTTAAAGATATAAAGACGGAAATGCCGTAGGCTCAAGCAAAGATTTCACGAGAAGAAGAAAGGCGGGAGATAGGGCTATCATAAACTGCAAATCTGCAGACTGTGATATTTAAAAGCCCGCACGGGCTTATTTGTTGTGCGGGCAGTTTTTTTGGATGAAAAGAAGAAGGGCAGGGAGTTGATTGTATGAGATTAGCTGAATGAAGTTGCCCTCCCCATCCACCACCCTTACGGGTCCCGTCCCCTCCCTTTCCACCCGCAAGGGGTGGGGGAGGGTGGAGAGTTGTTTTTCAATCTCTATTAGTTTAGAAAGTGGTAGGCGTTGCTTTTTCATGCCTTTGCCTCCGTCTTCAAGGTCAATAAAAACTCTTCAGCCAGCTCAAGTATTTTGATTAACTCATGAAGATATTTAATACTTGTCAGCCGATAGTAATACTCATCCTCCAGATAATCCCATACTTCCCTGAAGTTCTTCGGATATAGATATTTTATCAACTTCTTTACACCTTTTAAACCATCATACAAATGCACCCTTCCGTCTCCGTATGCTTGCAGATGCGTTTGTAATAAACTTTTTAAGTCTTGCTTTCTTACCGCCTCAACTCTGTCCGCTTTTGTTATGTATAAAGACTTCCCAATTCTAAATATTATCGGATATTCAGCAATCTGCCACTGAAACTCTGCAATAATCACCTCCCTGTTCAGAGGTGTATAGCTTACTGCTGGAGTATATTCGCCACGGTCATATTCTACGTAAAAGAGGCGATAGCCTAAGCCTTTTGCCTTAGCACGCAGCTTATCATATTGTGAGTCTAATAAATACTCAGGAGAAGGTTCATAAATTACCTGCAACTTTACCTGCCTCATATCTAACACCTCCTTTTAAGTTTTTTGCTGGGCTAAATAACCCACCGCCACGCTGGGTTTCGCCCCCCAGCAGGGCTTTTTGGGTTAGTTCTTTCATGGCTTCACCTCCTTTGTTATATTCTCACAACGGGCAGGTTATTCAGTTCTTCTTCAGCCCTTTCTCTTGCCTCTCCCTCCAAAGCTTCCTCTTCACCTTCTCCGTAGTAATCACTTAACCCCTCTTTCCATTCTCCTACAAGCCTTTCATAAGCTTCCCCGTAAGTTTCATACACATTGTTATACCAAAACAAATTCTTCCTCCCGTATCCATCAAAATAGGGAGGAAACTCAAGCTCACGACCTCCCACCGCATCAGGAACAAAAACCCTTTTCCCTTCCAATTTCTCAGACAAGAACACGCTCTTTTCCACTCCGGATGGAAGACTCCAAAACTCCTCATAATCACTTTCGTCTACGAATTCTACTATGAGAAAGGTATGGATACGATTAGCTGCGTCGATGGTGCCCCAAACCATTCTTAGGTCCCTCATATCACCACCTCCTATCTGGTTTTCTTGCTGGGATACCCTCCCAGCGGGGGTTAGGGCTTGATGCTCCTTCCTTTCCATGGTTCCACCTCCTTTAAAGTAGTTCTTTAACATTCTTAATAGTGGAAAAGGGTATATCTTTTTCCTTTGCTTTTTCTAAAGCTTTCTTCCATGACACAAATTCCTTCATACCAGTCCTTGACACAAACCACAGTCCCCTTCTCACAACTTCTTCCAAAGAAGCCGTGTCTCTCCGCTTATAAGCCTTCAACAGCAACCCCCCAAGCTCTGTTTTAAACAAAGCCTTAGAAAGATTGTCATCGCCCAGCTCCCCAAAGTAGCCGTATCTGAAAAGCTCACCCCAACCATCTACTCCTATTAGCGTTTTGTCCTTCTTGAGCAGCGACTCTATCCTTTCCCCGACGAAACTCAGAGTTTTTTCGGGGATGTGGGAAATGTCTCCTTCTCCAACCAACACCTTGTAAACCTTCCCATCCACTTCAAGAGGGATAGCGTGGACCTTGATTGTAAGGTCCTCATTGAGGCCGTATTTGACCTCCAACTCCAGCTTCACGTCTCCTTCCAGCCTTACCTTTGCTGCCATGGCTTCACCTCCTTTCATGGTTTTCATACTTTTAATTATATATTCAATTTTATAAAAGTCAAGAGGTTTGATTATGATTTTCATCATAATTAAAGATGGCTTGCAAGTATGCAGAGTAGATACTGTCTCCTAAGCTTACCCCTACAATGAGATTAGCAAAGAAGGACAAAACCGCACGGTTGGAACCTGTAAAAATTGCAGATCCCAACCAAACCCAATTTCTCGTCCCCGAGGGTTTAAACAAACCTGCAAATTTGCAGATTTTAGTATTGCGAAAAATTCTCAATAAAGTGTCCCATTTTTTTGTCAAACTTTTTTCGAGGTCAAAAATTGTTTGACGGGACACCTTTCACAGCCTTGAAAATCAAGGAGTTCAGAGGGGTAGGGTGTTCCATTTTTTTGTCAAATTATAATATTCTCGGAGGGGGAG